CCCCACCCCCAAAGGATGTAGGATGAAGGATGAAGGACGAGGATGAAGGATGTTATTTCTTCACTTCTAGGTGCGCAGCAAAGACATCCTTCGTCCTCATCCTTCCTCCTTCATCCTTCCTCCTTCATCCTTCTTCCTCTGAAGGGGGGAAAGTTAAGGAAGGGGGGAGTTTCGCTGCGCACGAAGGCACACTATCACCGTGCTCGCGTCGCTTCGCTGAAATTCGACGCTGCTTACAAAGACGCACGTGCGTTCGCTAACCCGCGGGGACGTCAGGTGTCGAAGAGGTCTAGGTCTTGTCCGTCGCTCCTTCTCGCCAAATCGTTACAGATTCGGGTGCCTCAATGGCAACGGTGATGCCCTTGCGGCTTCGGCTCTTACTGCGTCCGATGAAGACAAAGCGAGCCACTGGCTCACCGTTTATCGCCAGCACCGCGATGTTGTCCTTTTTGTATTTGCTTTCGAGGGGAAATAATGTCAGGACAAGTCTGTGCCATCCGTTGCCGTCCATGCTTACCTCCTGATTGGCCGCACCTTTTTCGCTGGTTCCGCGTGCGGCTGCGCTTCCGGTACGGGTTCCGGTTGCAGAATAAAAGCATCCGTGTTGAGCTGGTTATCGTTGCTGGTTGGAGCCTGGATTTGGGGCTGCTGTTGCGGCTGTTGCTGCTCTCTCGCGTGCTCGTGCGGTTCAGCGCTGACAACCAGGTCTTGCAGGGCGTTCCTGTACTCAATCACTGTCAACATGAAGTCAGTGCTGAGCACGGTGTTGTTCGCGTCCTCATAAGGACGCATGTTCAACTTCTCTGCCATATCGTTTTGGATTGCAGCGTGCGTCTTATTGAACTTGCGTGCGAGCACGTCCAACGCTTCGCGGTACTCGCGCTCAATTTCGGGGCGTTTCGACACCAGTTTTGCCCGCAGTTGCACCTCAATTCGGTCGGAAACTAGGCTTGATGGAATAAGGTCGAGCACAACATTGCGTTTTGCTTTCGCAAGCGCGGCCCGTTTCGCGTTCAGTATGCCGTCAACGTCGTACCTGCGACCGTGCCTATCAACGATGCGTTCAGGAACAATCTCGCAGCTCAGGTTCCCGTTCAAAAGATCAACGCCAACCACTTTCGCGACGACATAGTCCCCATGTTCGATCACGTCCACTGCCTCTAACCAGATGCCACCCCACAAATATCGGAGCAACTCCGCGAGTCTTACGCTTGGGCCGCGAATGATTTTGCCAGCCCTGGGAACCGCGTAGATGAAGCCAACCGCGAATTTCAGGTCTTTGTCTGGATACTTTAGCACCTCATTGACGACCCACTCTGGGTCTCGGCGACGAGGCACTGTGCTTTTCGCTTCGCTGATGACCACCGATAGCCTAGAAAAATCCGCTGGCACGATGCTCATTGCTTCTCCTCCCGCGGCGGTTTTACTTGCAATCGCAGGTATTCAGACACTTCGAGACACTTCTGATACGTCTGCGGAAACTCCACCTGCAAACGCTTCGTATCAACGCGGTGCTGAGTAACACGCTTGGCAACCACCGTCCAACCAAGGACGTGGCCACGCTCTGCGTTACCCAACGCCTTCAGTATCTCAACCCTTGCCTGGTCAGCTTGCTCTTCGTACTGCGATATGGCTTCCTTCGCTTGCTGATACGTTTGCAAAACGGGCAGCAAATCTTCGGGCAATTCAATCGCCCCGCGCCGCTCGACTCTCACTGCCTGGTTCACGTCAAACGGCTGCTCTTCAGGCGGCGTGTTGGTTTCAACGTGTTTCCAAAACTCCCGTGATTTCGCAAGGATTTCTTCGATCACCGCATCGTCGCGGTACACCTCGTACTCGTGATACACCGCACCAAACCCACCAAGGAGCGCAACGACAATGGCTCGCCTCGATCCCAACGCTGCAATCTGCGTCTGAACCTGGTGGTACACGTGCCAGGGCAGGTCGTCAGGAGACCAGCCAACTGCCTTATTCCCGAACAGCCCGCTCGTCTTGCACTCAATCGGGAACAGCTCGTCGCCTTCCTGACCAACCGCGTCCAGGTGCGCGATGATGGGCGTGTCGGCGATTCTCAACTCTGTCAGCGAGCTGTCAGTGTAAACCGTCCACTTCTGTCGTGCGAACTCAACCAACCCGCGTTCGAGCGCGCTGCCCAGGGCCGCCTCCAACCCGCCATCGCGGGGCTGATAGTCGGGATGGCCGACCTTGCTGGCCCACAAATGCCAACGTGTTACGCAAAACTGGGGCAGATACAAACTCCCCATGACAATCGGCACCTCGCTGGCACCGAGGTAGGTTGTACGGTCGCCGAGTTTATTGGCCACCTCAATCGCTGACGACATGTTCACTCCCTGAAATCCCGTTGCGCACGTGCATCCTAGTCCACGCATCACGGCAGCACATTCTGCTTGTTTTCCAGGTACCACCTGGGCAGCAGCTTGCGATAGCACGCCTTAGAGCAGACCCATTTGCCGTGCCATCGCTTCGGAATGAGCTGGTCTGCGACTCGCGTTCCGTCAATGATGCGCCCACCGTCCGGCATAATCGGCGGTCGGCATCGGCAGACGATACATCGCATTTTGCGCGTTAGCCGCATGACACTACTCCTTCATTCGGATGCCACATTCCGAACAGGCGAATTCGAGCTCCTTTACTGCTGTTAGCGGCATAATAGGTCTGTAGCTCGTGCAATTAGGGTGATTTTGTAAGCGCTTCTCAAACCTCCAAACCCACGCTGGTGCTGTTAGTAGCTGCTTTACGCCGTCAACCCAGAGAACTATCGCGTCGTCTATTACAATAGCCTTAGCCGATTCGTATCCCTGTTTCTTAAGAAACCAAGTAAGAAAAAGTGAGGTCGGACAATAGCGACAATCTCTTGGGGTCAGTAACCATCCTTCATTGAAGGCGTCTGACTTTAGCCAGGCACGTAAGGGCGCAGGTGACTTAAGAGCATCGAGCACAAGTTTGGCTGCCTCTCTCACTTTCTCATCGCTGGTGCCCATAGATTTTCCTCGCTGATAATTCCTAGTCCCTCGCCGCAAAGTCGCACCGTAGTAGGCTTCGCTCCAGCACGTCAATCGCCGTCTGTGGTCTAGCCCACTGCCTGTGATCGCGTTCACACTGCTCCAGCAACATGGTTTCGAACCGCGTAACCCAGGGCGGTGTTGGGACTTCGCAAACCGTTTCACCAACGCGGACGCTAATGATGTCGCTGGTAACACACACGAACGGCAGTTCGTACCCCGATTTCCTAAGAAAATCCTTCAAAAAAACCGCTACCGGGCAATGTGTACAATCGTCAACTCTGCCAACTAAAGACGCTTTCTTAAGCTCCGAATTCAGCCAGTCGTAAAAGGGCATCGCTGTTTCTACCGCCTTCCGCACGCACTCGGCAATTTCGGCTGGATTTACCGCTGCCATTGCAATGTCCTCGCGTTATGCTGCCGCGACCTGGCATCCGCGCGCTCGCTATCACGCCCAAGCGGACGCACCTGACGTCTATCTCCCACTATGCTTAGCCTGTGCCCAGGGCGAGAGTTTTTACGAAAATTGACACAGGACGAGTCTATCTCCCACTATGCTTGGCCCGTGCCCGCCGCATAAGTTCCCTGCTTAGTTGCACATTGTTCCGTCTATCTCCCACTATGCTTGGCCTGTGCCCCTGAGGCCGTCTTGGGGGACAGTTGCAGCGATGTCGCCTAGATGTCCCAGATACAGTCTGTTTCTTTGCAGCGAGCGTGCGCGGCGTTGTGCGACAATTCCGAGCAGCTAACGCCGCTGCCATGTGTCATAATCCCTATAGCCTATCGCCATTGTACATGGTCAGTGATTAGCGTCAAGAGGAAATGGCAAAAATTTTTCTGCGGCGCTAACTAGCCGCACTTCCTGGGCCTGCCGAAACGAAATGCTCTTGTGGCCTTGTATTCTTGCACGCCCGCCTCACTGATATAAACCCTGCATCCATCATGTAGTGGCCGCTGCCGTAGGTGCGCTCGGGCGATTCTTCCTTCTGTGATTGCTTGGTGCAAAACACTAACCGATTTGTGCCCGATAATTTTCGCCGCCCTGGACAGCGGTATGTACACCACACCATCCTCGACAACGCTGCCATCGGGCAGGTCGCGCGCGTGTGGGGAGAACACGGGAATCGGACGTTTGGAACCTACGGTCGCACTCATCGCCTTCATTTTACACCGCTGCCAACCACGTGGCTGGCGATTGCTGAACGTGATGCACGACATCGCCCCGCGGCCAGACTGGTAGCGTTCCGCGTGCCCCGTCGTAGGCGGCGTTGATTCCGCAGAGAACATATATATATGTAGAACTAGCACTGAGCCGGTCGCCGGGCTAAGAAAGGCGGTGCGATATGTCAAACACTTCCGTGAAGTCAGGAATGACGCGAGTGCCTGTGAGCGTCCTGAGAGATGCGATTTACAAGTGCCTTGTTTGCAAAATTGACGATCCGTATCGCGGCGCGGTGATGTTTGACGTATGGGAAGATAATGTGGTGTTGGTTGCCACCGACGGTGTGAGCTTGGCGATCGTGAAACTTGCTGGCCTTGACATGGGGAAACCGGAACGGCATGTCCGCTTCACGCCGCTATCGTGGCGACAGCTGTGGTATCGAGTGAGGTATCGCAAGTACGGAGACGTTGTGTTTAACTGGCAAACAAAGCAGTGTCAGGTCGAAGACCGTTTTATCGCACTGGAAACAGATGCCCACACACCGCCGCCCTGGCGCACGATTGTGGAAATGACGGACGGTTATGCCGCGTGGTTTACCGCGAGCGCGTTGCGGGACGTTTTTGCAGGTCTGAAGGCAGCACACTGCGACATTGCCGTCTGCAACTACACACGCAAAACAGACTTGCTTCAAGACCAACTTCAGATAGAAGCCCGAAGTAAACGACTTCAGGTGCACGCCAACTGCGACGTGTTCGTCAAGGGAACGGACAACTTCGAGTTCGCGGTTGACGTCAAGCGCATGTACGTTATGCTGCAGCGCGTCGGCTGCGAGCGCGTGCGAATTGGTAAAGGTTGGCGAGAGCCGCTCGCGTTTGACTTTTCCGGTGGCGTCGCGTTTCTGATGCCGATGGACTTGGACGAAGTCCGGTTCGTGTGGAAGATGCGCGAGCAACAGGCATGAAAGGAGTGTCGGCATGGTGTCAAAAACAACATCGCAACGCAGGCAACGATTTCAGCGCTGGGGGCCAGGCCCGCTGGCGCTACTCGGCTATCTCTACGCGACCAGCGTCCTGGGCAAGCGCGTCGGCATCATGCCGTTCCTGCGTGAGTTTTATCCGCGCCGCAACTACGGGAACCTGGCACAGCTCGCAGCGCGCATAAAGAAGTGGCTCAGTCAACTGCAGAAGGCTGGCGTCGTGAGCGAAGAAAAAGAGCCAGGATTCGGTGGACAGCGAGTTTGGACATTGCTGCGAAAGCCTACGATGATTGTGGAGATTGCAGATATGCTGACTATTCACCTCCATTTTAGCCCCGTTCGGCGTTTGTGGAACGAGCCTAAAAGCAGACTAAAGAAGTGGGATTTGGACGAGCTGGTTCGCAAGTACAAGGCCCGGTGGCCCCGGTAGGGGGTTGGCAAAAACGGGTTCATACTATTAGCAATTTTTATGGAACCAGGGCTTGACGTTGAACGTATATATATGTAGAATGCAGGCAGCAAGGAAATGGGACCGGTCGCCGGGCAAACAAAAGGAGCGATGCGATGCGGAACGATCTGCTTAACGGCGTCATCAGGAAAGGGCAGGCAGATGTGGAACTGCGTGCAAAACTGAGCAGTAAAGCTGGTTTATTGCTGAGCTGGTGCCTGTTCAGACCCCTCGATAAAGTCTGGAAAGGCCGGGACTGGCGGCAGCTCGTACTGGATTGGATGCGGGTACAGGGTGAGGCGGATGCAATGATTACAGACGGATGCGACGAGGTCGCGACGTACATCTGGAAGGACGACGCAGGGAAAAGGATACAAGTGCAAGTGAAGATTCCGCGTTGGCTCAACACGGTTCTGACGGTGCTGAAGTATGCGTATGACTTGGACGTCACGAACGAGCAGTTCAAAGAAATCCTTCTCAACGCAAGCAACTAACCCCGTCGCCTACACCGACCGCTGCCGCCCGGCCCAGCTGGGGCTGGGCGGGATCGGTCGCCAGGCGAAACAAAAAAGGAGTAGTGCTATGGCTAGCAAGCTTGTGCGAGGTCAAGGCGGGAAGGTCGTGTGCCCATTCTGCGGGCGCGAGGCGACATATGAGCTGGAAGAGGTTCGCAATGAATACGGGACGGACGTGGTTCCGCTCGCGGAGAACCTGTGCAACCACCTTGACGATGCCGAATGGGAAGTGATGGCTGATGGCAGTGTCGAAGTTGTTGCTTTCAACGTAGACGAAGACGAATAACGGAATAACGGCTAGCGAGAACATTACTTCTTACCACGATTCCTGCGCCGCCGCTCCCGTTGCAACCTAGCCCGGCAGGCCCGACATCGCTGATCGCGGGCCAGGATAACCTGGGAGCGGCGGATTGAAGTACCGCAATCCAAGCAGGGTACGAAGAACTTCCGCAACTTTCGCGTGTGCCCCGCGAGCTTGGCGGCTCTGATTGCGAGCGACTCGAGCGCCCGCAAGGGATGCTCATGGATTTCGGAGTCAAGGGCGAGATGCAACGTCGGCGGGTCGCCGACAAGGGCAACATGAACGCCCGACTCGCCCTGGCGGGCAAGTCTGCGGGCACGCTTCAAGAGCAACTCAATCTGACGGGAAAATTTTGGCATAAAGCTGTCACGAATTAGCACGCGTCTGCGTAATCATACGTGGACGCGGAAACAAGAGGAGGACGGACCATGAGGCGAGTGATCCACATCGAGAACTGGCGTGTTGAACTGACTGAAACAGGCGCCAACGGAACGAGGTCGACGATCCTCGTTCCAGGCCGTCGTTACCAGTTTCACGATTGCCCGGCGGAGTTGACGGTGCGTTTGGAGTCCACGCGCGCTGGCAAAGCCGCGTGGTGGTTGTGCGGCAGCAACGCCTCAAGGGCGTTGAACGAGGCGCGATACAACCCGATGTTACGCGCATATGTAACCGTGTTTGAGTGGAAACCCCCCGCCAGCAAGGACAACCGCCGCCTGTTTTATTACGACTATCCTTCTCAAGAGGAGTTGGAGTCCGCCAATCACGGGAACTACGTTATCCAGGGCGGGACGGCGGTCATCAACTGGTTTGCGTACGTTGTCGCTCCCATGCCAGACCCGTTGCGCGAGACGTTCGCGAAACTGGTGGAACACGTCTCGCCGCTCTGGCACGAAACATACCGCCAGGGCCACTTAGAGGTAATTAACTTCGTGCTTGGCGACGACAATCCGCTCTGGCGTGAGTTGATCCAAGCGTTGCCAGACGCCGGTAGTGGGTTCCGGGCACTGTACAATCACTACATCTATCCCGTATCCAAGTTCGCCTGGCGCGTTGTTGACGGCGTTGCTTACGCCGTGTTCGTCGCATCTAACGACGCAGTCTACATTACCTCTGAAGACCATGAAGACGAACCAATTTGTATCAAACCAATGCAAATCTGCGTAGCCCGACACCCAATCCCTAGCGTGAGCCGAGGCGTGGACTAAAAGGAGATTTGCTATGCGATTCATCCTTAACTCCGCGGTCATCACAGACTTTGGAACCTACACCTACGAACGGATGACTCCTGAACAAGCGAGAGCCTGGTACGCAGCCGGGCCCGTAACGAGCACTATCGGTTACCAGGAAACCGCCGATGCCCTGACTGAGCTGCTCGGCGAACCAGTCGCCGTGAACCGCATCACAATCAAAATGCAGCCCGGCGACGAGGCGCTCGTGTTCCGGCTTGTTTTGCCCCCTGGTCATCCCAGGATTGACCCGAAGGACAAGGGGCAGATTCGCAACGTTATCCAGGCTGGTTTCTGGGAACTCGGCCTGCTCAAACGCATAGCGTAATCACACAAATTCCACCGTTGTGCCCTGACCACGCTCTACCATCACCTGTGTGGCCCGCGCCAGGGCCATGAGCATTGCCACCACGTTGTCAATCAGGAGGCCCGACCGGTCGCCGCCTGGGCGAACCGGTCGTAAGTTGCCGCTCGCATCCTGTTTGACGGTGCAGTGTTTGACCTGCCACGACAACATAGGGTTGCCGTCGTGTTGGATTTGTTTCGCTAACACCAACCGTTCGAACTCTCGGCATATCGGCGCGTAGTTGCGAATTGTTTGGCGAAATTCCAGTCGCGGAATTCCTAACTCAGTTTCCAGTCGCTGCGTGAACGCCTCGGCGTTCCAGGGGTCATACACAACCTCAGCGATGCGAAACTTCTCCGCTAGCGAGCTGATGTCTGCGAGCACTTTCTCGTAGTCCACAACATCGCCGCGCGTGATGGTGATCAACCCCTGCCGTGCAAAATCACGCACTTCATCGCGGCACTCGGCGAGTTCGAGGTAACGTTCAGGCAACCAGGCTTTCGCCAGCACACGATAGTAGCCCTCGCCATTTCCCACCGGAAACACCAGCGTAGCCGCAGTGAGCGCCGTCGTCCTGGCCAGGTCAAGACCGAGCCAGCATTCCTCACCGGCAAGGTCGTCTTCGGTGTACGTTGCTTTGCACGCATCCCACGCGGTTGGCGAAATCCAACTTGTTTCAGCGGTGACCCAAACATTGAGCGTGTATCGCAGAAACGCAATCATCGCCCTCGGCGAGCGAGTAGCTTCACGGTAATCAGCAGCGATGTCATCTTCACGCAGCGTTACACCCAAAGACGGGTTCGCTTTGCGCCACGTGGCTGGTGATGCTGGGTCGTCATCAGGTGATGCGGCGCGGATGTAAGTGAAAAATCGCGTATCTACAATGTCGCCTTTCAGCACGCCTTCCGCGTAGTCGTGAATCTCGCGGCACAGTGTCGAACTGTCATCACCGGCAGTGGTGATCATCAGCAGAAGCGGTTGTGCCCGAGCGCGGCCCGCGTATTGCAACGCGGAGTACATTTGCCGGTCTTTCCAGGCGTGCAATTCATCAGCGATAATCGCGTGTGCGTTGATACCTTCCACGCCCCGCGGATCGCTTGCGAGCGCTGCGTACTTCGAGTTTGTCGCGTCGAAAAAGATTGTGTGCGTCGTCCCGTGAATACGCAGCAGCTCCGACAGGTCGGGCGATGCACGCACCATTTGGATTGCTTCGTTGTGGACGATGCGGGCCTGGTCACGGTCGCTGCCGAAACTGTACACTTCCGCGCCCTGTTCACCGTCGCCGCAGAGCATGTACAAACCAATTGCGGCCGCGAGTGTGGACTTGCCGTTCTTCTTCGGGATTTCGATGTACGCGCGTCGAAACCGCCGTGTGCCATCGGGGCGTCGCCAACCGAAAAGCGGCTTGATTACGTCTTCCCACTGCCATTCCAACAGCTCAAACGGCTGTCCAGCCCACTGGCCTTTCGAGTGGCGCAGGAAGCGGCGTGCAAACTCGCGGAACCGTTCAGCAGCGGCGAGGTCGAAATAACAGCCCTCACGCAGCGCTTCCTGGTCGCTTTTGGTCTTGACCAGTCGTTCCAGCTCTGACGACTGCTTTTTGCGACGCCTACTCGCCACGTGCCGTTCTCCGTGAATGGCAACTGGTGCAAAGGCTCATCAAGTTGTTTTCGTCGTAAAGCAGTTCAGGATTGCCGCGATGCTTCACCTTATGGTGCACTTCGTTCGCAAGACGCACGATACCGCGAGCAAGGCAGTCTTCGCAGAGCGGATGCGTGGCCAGCCAGCCGACGCGATAGCGCTGCCACCGACGGTCGTAACCCTGGCGGGACGGGCTTGGTTTTTTCTGTTGCTGGAACTGTCGCGGCTTACTTTCGCGTTTTACGACGTGCCTGAATTTTCGGGCTTTTTCTGGCATGACCTTCGGGCCAGGTGTAGGCGCGGACGAAGGCCCGCCAGGTTATCATGTCAATGTCAGTGTCAACATCCTGCTCAAAGACGACGGCGTATAAGTGTGCTTTTGTTCGCTTAGTGTCTCGCGCAATGTACGCTTCACGGAGCGTATCGATGCAAGCGCCGCGGAACTCAAGCGGGTCGTCAAAGGGAAACGACATCGCAATGTCAGTGCACGCGGAGCACGCCAAATCTCCCGCGTAAACTTCGTGTCCAACAAACTCCACACGAGCCGCTTCAGCCACCATAAATGCTCGTTTGCCCATCCTAATTGTACGAGAATTTCGGCAACAGCCGAGCCGTACAGAACAAGCACATCGCGCAGGTAATAGCGGGAAGCGAGGCGATACTGCAACCAGTCCGGGTAGCCCATATTGAGCTGGTGTTCGATGCAAACGACGTTGGCGCAGCTCAGATACCACGCGCGCAGGTTGCAGTCATCACACATGCCGTCCAGCCATGGCAGAAACTCGATGAGTGCCAGGTCGTCGCTAAGAACTGCGTCGAGCCAGGTGGCTCGATTGAGTCGGAAAATGTAGGCGCAGCGGCGGCGCGCTTCAGCGGGCAAACCGTCCATGCCAGCCAGCAACTTCGCCCACTGGGCACCTGCGATGCCGCAACGTTCCAGCATCACCTGGGCACGCTCGCGGGTACGCCAGTCCGGGGCGTTCAGGCCGTCAACAATTGCGAAGATAAACGCGACTTGCAGAAGCGCAAGTTGCACATCCGTGTCCCGCTAATTCTTCTGCTCCGCAGACGGCAGAGCTGCTTGAATGCTGTTCAGTTTATCTTCCACTCGTTTGATTGCATCGCGCAGGTAATAGCCCATCAGACCCAGCAATGCTGTGCCCGCTTTCAGAATAATCGCTTCCCACTGCGGTGGCACCACGTGGTAGTACGTGTTGAACGCTGCGAAGCCCAGCAGACCCGCAGCGAGCAGCGACGTCAGAAATGTGCGGTTACCAACTTCCCAGCTGAGGTTCATTTGCCGTCTCCTTGTTTACGGTTCGTCAGCACGCGATATGCGATGTAGGCGATAATCAGCCAGCCCCACCACGGGATGCGTTCGACCAGACTCGGCCCGCTTGGTGGTGACGGCGTGTTGGCACGCTCAATCAGTTGACGCACCTGCTCGATGTTGTCGTATCTCGCTTGAGCTACCAATGTACCATCGGGCTTTTGCAGCACGACGGTGGGCTGATTATTTTCGACTTTGATACCAGCCCGTTCGAGTGCCCAGTGGCCCGGCGGGTACACCTGCACGACAGCGATATCTTCGAGTGATCTCGCGCCCGTCTTCACCTGTTCGAGCTGTGATTCCGGCACGATGATGGTAACACGGAGTTTACTCTGCGTTGCAGCGATGTAGCGTTCCACGTCCTCGCGCGTGAGCGTTCCGCTGATGGGTTTGTCTTCGGACTGCGATAGTTTGGACGGGTCAAGCCCGAAGTTTCTCGCATCGTCGCCAACCGCTGGCTGGTCGAATCGCACAGACGTGTTTGTGCCCGCAGCGAACTGAACAGCCCGCGTTTCACGTTCACCGTCGGGCCGGATGCGGGTGATGGTTACCTCGTAATGGCCAGGTGCAAGCCGCCAACCGACACGACGAACCGGCCCGCTGCTTTGCAGCTGGTGGCCCTCAACCAGGATAATGTCATCCGGCTGGCAGTGAATTTCGAGCGTGGTGTTCAGATGCTGGCTGGCTTGTGTTGCTGGCGGACTGTAAATCGCAGGGGCCACGACCGTGGCACAGCCACCAAGCCCCCAACCAGAAGCCCACAGTAACGCAGCGGATAGGACAGGTGCAATCATGATCGCAACCTCGGCGGTGGCGGGGGTTCGAGGATGATAATCGCCCAGGCTTGCTGTCCGTGCAACGTCCAGGCTTTCAAGAACTCCTCGCGCGTCAGCCACTCGATGGAGCGCGGATAGTTGTTATCGAGGATGGCGTACGTCTCTTTTTCTGGGGCGCCGGCGCTAATCAGGTTGACCATATGGTAAATAGTGCGACCATTGTAACGGCCCGAAGGCGAGCGATAGTAGGTAACGCAGACCAGGAACCCAGCTTTGACCGCGCGCTCGACCAAATCAATGTCTCGCGTGGTCTGAATGTGGATGTATTTCGGCACTGGTTTGCCGAGCTGTTTTGCGCGGCGTTGCACGTATTCGTCCACCTTTTCTGGCCAGCCGCCGCCTGGAAACTGTTTCATGTAATCGCGCATGCCGATAAGCACGTCGTTATTGTGCCATCGGCCGCTGTGATCCAGCGAGGTGAACACGCACAAACCGGAACCGTCGCGGCCCGCGGCGTTACGAAGATGTTGCGACTCCGGCAAGTCGCAGATGGCGCGTTCACCCGTGGGGCCGTTCAGACCACTCACAGAAGCGGAGATTGCAGCAACGGCAGCGGACAGTGACAACGCGAAAATAATCAGCGAGCCGAACCGCAACATGGGCGCTCACCTTTCTGTTGTTCGAGCGCCTGGATGCAGGCAAGGTGCAGACCATGCTTCCGGTGTGATAAACATGACGTAGAAGTACGCCAGCATCGCTTAGCCTTTTCGCAAAAAGAGATACCACACCACCAGCAGCCCGACCGCGACCGCGCCCGCTGCCATAGCACCGTCAGCGAAGCCGCGCCAGTAGGCAGCCTCAATGAGTTTTGCAATCGGCGGGAACTCTTTGAGGATGGCGAGCAACCGTTCAAGCAGGTCGCAGACTTTCGCCAGCGAATCCACGCTATCCGGCGCAGGCGGCTGCGGTCGAATCGTCTCACTTGCGAGCAACATTCTTACGCTCCTTTGTTTTGCCTCCGCCAACGGACGTTGTGTTTTTGAGGAACTCCATCAGTGCGTTGCCAGTGATTTTCGCTTGTTGCGGCATCGTCCTGAACAACCTGGCCCGCGACTGCGGCGACAATCCCATTTGCTCTTCAGCTTTCCGCATCTCCTCGCTTGTCGCACGCCACAGCGAGACGGCTTTGTTATATGTCATGTCCTTGTCACCGCGACGATAGAGCAAGTACTCCGCCGCGCGTCGCATGAGCATGTACGCATGGCAGTAGCGTTCGAGCAGCAATCTGTCGAGTTCGCGTAGATGCCTGCCCCACAACTCGACCACGCGTCGCCATAGTTTTTTGGCTTCGTCCGGCAGGTGGTCAGGTGGATCGCCAACGGGCGGCAGGTTAGTGTCAACTTGCTGAATCTCTTTCGGTTTCCTGCCACGCATAAGGAAAGCCGCGTTCAGCAACGCGACGGCTATTGCGAAGCTAACTTACAGCGTGCGACTACTCGGCGGGCTTCGGCCATTTCTTCAGCGGACAGTCCTGGTCGCGGTACCAGGTGCGACCGAGCGCGCCGTTCGGGAACTGACGCAGGTAACAACCGCACTCGCCGCATCGCTCACCGAACCGCGCTTCGCAGAGAAGACACACTTGCCATCGCTTGCGCGCTTCGGCCGGAGAGAGATAACCTTTGCCAGCAAACAGTGAGCGGAACCAGAACCAGAGCTTGAACGCTAGGTAGCGATGCACCAGCTTCCACACGGGCGGCGGTTTCTTTTTCTCTGACTCGATGCGTGTGAGTATCGCCATGCCGCCATTCCGCTTGACGTAATACGACCGCGTGAACTCTGTGTGCTCGTTCAACAGTTTTTGCAGGTCGAACGCGAAGTCGGTTTTGGGTTCGGAGCTTCCTTGCGGCAAGTATGTGATTTCAGGCTGCAACGCGATGATGCGAGCATAGCGCGGCGCGATGTCAGCAACGAGACTTTGTAGCGGCGGGTATATGTGATGACGCACCAGAACCAGGTCGTCTTTGTCGCTGATTTCGTCAGTGCTCACGCTGTCGCGCTTCGCAATTCGCGCTTCGCTTCCCGCGAGTGGAATGCCTGCCATCTCGCCGCCAGGTAGCAGAAAGACCTGCGCTGGCTTGGGTTCGCTGTACGCGAGGATTGCCGCCAGCATGTCAGCGTAGCGACCTGCGACCCACACGCGCCGCTCACGCACAGCTTCGGCGATTGTGGGCACGTGCATCAGCATGTCGGTGAGTGCGCGATACTTTTCCGACTGCGTGTCTCTTGCGAGCTGTTCGAGCCATGTGCGCATGGGCTGTGGCACATCGGGCGGCAAGCGCACCTGAATGTGCACGCTTTGCCCCTGGCCCGTCGGTGCGGTAGCTGTTATCTGCGGTCGAGCCGCGTTCTGAGGATTAGCACCTGCGCATGCCACGCATTGCTCCTTTCTTTGTTCCGCTTCAGACATGATTTGCTGCCATTCCTGTTCTGTAAGCCGTGTTGTTAGCGCGTTGTCTTTGCCCAGGACGAAGTGCTCGTAGATATCTTGCACGCTGCGATTGCATGCGTACCTCGACATAAGCACGAAGTTGCGAGCTTTATCAATTTTCCGAACCGGCGCTCGCACGTGTCGCTGCCCGAAATAGTGCCGCCATTCCAGACCACGCACGATGCGCACGTCGCGTCCAACGTGTCTGTAGAGTCCGTGAACCAACCCCTCTTCGCCGCCAAATCCCTGGACGCCGTCAGGTGCAAACCCAAGCCAGGATTCGCGGCGCACACAGAACAGGCCCAACCCCAACATGGGCGCTGGATAGCTCTCGACATCCGTCTCGATTGCGGGGCGGTAACCGAGTTCGCGTAGTCGGCGTTCGTGTCCGTAGAACTGCATGCCGGTTGGAAGCCGCTCACTACATACTGGGCATTGTTCCACGTCGCCGTCTTTGCCCTGCAAAAACGGGTCGCTCACTGTCGCATCCCAGAATCGCAGGATTGAACGTTCAGTCACCAGGACGGGATCGGGCCAGGGGCAGAAGTAGAACTTGCCGCACTTGCAGACCCACACGCGCGAGCTGATGCCCAGCATTTCGTTACGCCACTTCGGGACATAACAGTCGTCATAGGCAATCCGTTCCCCAACGCCAGCAATTGGATCGGAGTCGTAAATCAGTGGGCCGTGAAGCAGGTCGTGTGTCAGGGGATTGTCGGCGAGATAACGCACCAGCGCCGCGAGCGACTTTGCAGTGACATAGACATGACTGTCGAGCATCAGCACAAAATCGCCACGGGCTTCGCGTATCGCTTTGTCTCTCGGATATGCCGTTCCTACCGCCTCGTTGGCGAGCAAATAGCGAATGCCCGACGCCGCGCAGAATGCCCGCAACCACCGAGAGTTAGTCTGCGCCTGCGGGTCATTGTCGGCGACAAGCAGCTCGATTTCGCCGTTCCATTCAGGAACCAGAGCGCGCAGTTCGGCGATGGCGTTGCGCAGCTGCGTGAAGGTGAACCAGATTCCTTCATCATCACGGTAGGTTGCTGATACGACGGTCAGAAGTGTCATAGCGATGTCAACTGATGGGGCTCATGTGGTGCATAAGAAGCTGTGCGTGCCTAAATTGGTTTCATCGCAAATCATGTACATATCAGGTCTGCATTGGCAGCCGTCCGGGCAGGGGTAGATTACCAACCAGAAGAAGTTGCCATAACCGTCAGTTTGACATGCCGCCGAGCAGTACCACGAGGTGCAATCCCCGCTTGTCGTGGTGTCGGTCGTGGTACTGGACGTGGTCGTGGTGCTGGACGTGGTCGTGGTGGTTGTCTGCTGACACGCGCGCGAATAGTACCCATCGCCACCCGGACAAGGCCCGGTCGGTGGCTCTACACAATCACAACCTATCGGACAGTTGTGGCTAACGAGAGTCCAAACGCCGTTGGCACAGTAGTAGTTGCAGAAGTAATCGAGACAGCTCGCTGACGTTGTCGTGGTTTCAGTCGTCGTGGTTGTCGGTGGTTGGCACGTAAACGCTCGCACCTGGCCCACGGTGGCACACACGCAATCTCCTTCGGGCGGCGGAACACCTTCGTTGCACACGCACTCTTGCGGACAACTCTCAATTCTCTGCCAAAAGAAACGTCCATCTTGATTCGTACACTTCCACTTGCACACGTGCTGCGAACACGGCTCCGCCGTCGTCGTAGTGCTGCTGCCGCTCGTAGTGGTGCTTGATGTTTGCCCCGGATTGTAACATGCTGTCATTGTGCTGTCACCGAGAAGCGAACAAGTAACCGGCGAGGGCGGGTCGCAAACACATCCAGCTGCCGCGTTGCATCTGTTATCTGCCAGAGTCCACACTAAGGCCGACGCTTCCTCTGACCACGCGCATGCCCAGGTACAGTTATCTGAACAACTCGGCGGCGGTGGCGGTCTTGGGCAATTACACGGAACCTGCACAAGCATGTACGACGTTTGCGGGGGGCAGGGCTGCTCTGGAGGTGTACAGCAACATTCAGGTTGTCCGCAGGTGTTGTTTACGAGTGTGTAGACACCGAATTGACAAAGCCACAAGCACGCACCAGGCTGTGTCGTGGTGGTGGAAGCGAATTCCGTGCATTTACCGTCCGACACACTGTCATAGGTGTGAATATCACATGGAACAACAGGCGGGAGGCACGTGTGCTGGGGACACTCGCAATCACGAATTTTTACCCACATGAACGTACATGTGTCTCTGTCCCCTTCGCAATGCCACGCGCAGGAATGCGAACACACGCTGCTACAGTCCACCTTGTACGTATGTGAAGGGTCGCACCTGCATATCCTGGCAGTGTACTCGTCTGTGTCCATGATTTCCTGTTCACAGAAGCAACAGTGGCTCGGCTGGCATAAGTTTTGCACCAACACTAACTTCCATGTCCCATCAATCAGCGCGCACTGGTATATGCACCCCTCACGCTGGCACCAAACGTTCTCGCAAGGAATCGACGTGGTGGTATCCGACGTGGACGTAGAGCCAGTTGTGGATGACTCTGACGTCGTCGTTGAGTAGTCGCAGAATGTCAGCAGCATTGACCCAAGTACTGTATTGTCGCACGCACTTGCGGGCTGCGGACAGATACAGCTGTTCGGACATGCTGTGACAATCTGCCACTCGTAACTGCCCGCCTGATTCAGAACGCACTGCCACTGACACTGCGCATCGTCGCACTGCACACCACCCGGCCCGCGCCACAATCTCGGCGCCACCGGTTCCGCTTTTGTTCCCCGCGGCCCCAGAAGTTGCTCGCTAAGCCATTGCGCTGCGCGTTTGCCGAGTACGAAAATGTCCATGTTATCCGATCCACATCGAGAAGTTTGCTACATCGTAGAACCTGAACGTCAGATAGACGGGCTGAGCGCCTTGCGGCAAAAGATGTCCGCGGCCGTCAAGTAAAACCGGTTGCCCTAGCGGATTGCCGCGGTCGTCAACTGCAAGTTTCTTGCGACCCTCTGCATCAAGGTAGAAATAGCCTGCATCCAGAATCTCGGTCGGTATCCACTTGGACGGGTTGTACACCACGACAAATCGGCACTGCCAGACCCAAAAGCTGTTGACTTTCGTGAACGTCGCATCAACGGACTCGCACAGTAAACTGTGCTTGGCGAAACCGCGATAGTCACTGTCGTTCACGCGATTGGTCATGGCCAGCACTAGGTTCAGCACAGGGTATCCGGGCGCGTAATACTTAGTGAACGAAACAACACCTAGAACCCGTGTTGTCATCATCGGTTCTGTAAACACGCCGCCAGCTGAGTTCACCAACGGCCTGCCGTCAAGGTCTTTCGTCGCTGCAACTTCCTGCTTCCGCGCAGAGATGCTGATTTCTATCGGCCACGTCGTCGGGTCGCCGGTCATGCCCGTGTGTCCGCCAGTTGGCGGAGCGGTTCTGTCATGCGAACCTACCTGCGCCGGTTCCGGCATGCGATAAACGAGTTCGACGTGCCAGACGTTTTTGTCTTTGCCAACCTCTTGCAGACGCGGGCGGATTTCTTCTAGGAACAGGGCCGGCGCGTCGGGATGCGGCGTGCCAAGAACAATCCCAGGCGCAGCAGCTACGTCGGGAACGCCGTCGTCTTTATCGGCAATAACGAGATACGTCTCGACAATCTCGCTTCGCCCTGTGAGTGAGCCAGTTCCTGATCTACTCAGCAGTTTGACTTCCACAGTTCACCCTACGGCCCGACCACTCGCGGCGCGTCTTGTCGTTCAACAGCGCGCGCGATGCGGTGCTGCGCTTCCAGCTGCTGACGAGCCAGCTGGGCCAACTGTGGCAATATCTCACGTGCGATGTCTCGCGCCTGTCCCTGCGCCTCACGTTGCAGCAAGAGTCTCGCTTCTTCGACGCTGCCCTTCACGATGGGTCGCATCTGCGAGAAGTTCTGCATGATGTTCTGACCGACCTGGGCAAACAGTTGTTCCAGCAACTGCGCGTGCTCCTGCGCGCCAATCAGACCCTTTTGCAGTGCGATGTCGAGCAGTGCCGCATTTCGCGCCGCGTCCGCAAACGCGGGCGGAATGCCGCTCGCAGCCTCGCGCATGCGGTTGACCGCATCAGCAGCATCTTTCAATAGCGTCGCTTCACCTAGCCGTCTCGCCGCTTCAGCTGCATCAGCGAACGCTTTATTGATTGCATCAACTCGCTCTTTGTCGAGGAAACCGCCTTGCCGCACCTCGCCGATCTGACGACGCAGGATTTCCAGTCTCGCTTCCTGCTGTGTGAAACCGCGAGCGAGTAGCTCGTTTTCGAGTGCCGCACGATTGAGTTCCTCACCGAGCTCGCGGGCGGACTTAGCTACTTGTGCGATTTCCGCCGCCTGCTTTGCGAACTGGAGTTGTTCAATCGCGCCTTGCGGTGCACCTGCTTTCTGGAGTTGCGATAGGAACCTGTCCCAGTCGTGGCCCAGGAGCTTATCAACTTCTTCGTTCAATTCGCGGATGCGTTTGTTCGCTTCGGTCTCAGCGACAACGCGAAGTTGCTGGGCACGCTTCTGCTCCAACTGAGCCAGCTCAGCGACAGCCTGTCGCTCTTGTTCACGCAGTTTTGCGAGCAAACCGCCAACCTGAGTCCATGCGTTCAGGACAGCTTTGGTTTGTTCGTCTGGCTCTGCGGCTCCGGCCATCGCTCGCATCGCCGCCTGACCAGCTGGCTCCAACCGGCGAAACTCAGCCTCAACCTGCGCAATCGCTTCGCGGATTTGGCGGAGCTTTTCTGTCGCTTTTGCATGCGCATCGTCAAACTGCTGCGTGATATCAACGGCGAATTTCGGAACGTCGAGATTGACCGCCAGGACCGCTGACTTCTGCCGCTCTGCGAAGGCTTTGCTCATCTCGTCGTCGAGTTTTTTCACCGCCTCCGCAGCTTCCTTTGCCGCCTGCGTGGTGCCCACAGCAACCTGAGCAATGGTGGCAAAACCTTTGGCGCCATCAGCAACTTGGCGTGCTGCTACCGCAAGCTCTTTAGCGTTGTCGGCAGACTCCTGGGCTTTGTCGCTGAACAAACCCATCTGCGACGCAGCCGCGACTGCGAGACTCGACGCAGCTACCGCCGTTGCGACAAGCGCGATGCCGACTGGCCCGGTCAACGCAACCAGAAACGCCTTCACCGCGGCCACGGCAAGTAGCGCTGCGCGGTACACAGCCATCGCCGCTGTTACCGCCATAATCACCGCACGCCACGCGAGAAACGCGCCTGCGACTGCTAACGCTGTGCGAATCAGTGTCATCACAGTGGCAGCGTTGTCGAGCAGAAACTTCGTGAAGTTGACCACTGCCGCAGCGACAGAGTTGATTGCGGGAGCCAGGCTGGCAACGATGAGAGTGCTGATGGATTTCGCAACCCCGCCCATTTTGGCAAACGAGTTGTTCAGTTCCTCGATTTGGTTTTGACCTTCTTTGCCGATAGCACCGAACGCACGCGACATCAGGCCGGGCCCGCCTTCCAGGTCTTGCGGTCGCAACTTGAGAAACTCGTGCCCACCTCGACCAAACAGGGCGTGCGCCACAGCCTCGCGTGACTCCTGGTTCAACGATTGCATGGCGGTAACAATCTTTTTCAACTTCTCTTCGAGCGGCAGTCCGACCAGCTCGTCCGCACTCAGACCCAGTTGCGCCAGAGCGTCAGCTGCTTCACCGCTTCCTGACTGTGCCTCAGCCAGCGCCCGCTGGAGCCGGTGTAGTCCCGTCTGCAGCGCCTCTGTGCTGACGCCTGCTAGGCTCGCTTTGCCAGCGATGTTGGCGAACGCTTCTGCAGACTCTCCCAGCGCTCGCGAGCTTTTGATAATTGCGTCCACCGAGTTGGTAAACTCCTTCAGCCCCGCGAGACCCTGGAACGCGACGAATGCGCCGAGCGCTTTCTTTGCCAGCGAGCTGACACTTTCCATCTTCGTCTCAAACGACTTGCGAAAGTCTTCGGTCTGTTTCTCAACGCGCTTGATAGCGTTGATAAACTCGATTGCGTCAGCACTGATACGTACACCGATTTCGGGCATTACTTAATCCCCAGGAAAAATCGCACAAGGGCTTCGGCCTCTTGGACGGTCTTAGGCTCGTAGAACCTACCCGGTTGCGGGCCGCGGTCTTCGGCGAAGTCGGGCATGAAATCAAGTGGGCTGAACGGTTCACGTGATGCGTCGCGGTAAACGTTTGCGATTGTGCTCGCAATGATGCCGGCACGCAAGTCGCTGCGTTCTTCGCCCCAGGGTTCGAGCTGATAATATGCTGCCCACAGTTGCAATTCGCTCCAGCTCATGTCCGCTATCTCCGCTAATGTCTTGCCGAGCCGGAGCGCGAGGCGCAGCACGAACCGCAACATCAGGTCGTGTCGGAGAATTTTTTTTGGTCTTCAACTCCGCGCAGAAACTTGCCGACTGCCACCGCTAACTGCGTTGCTAAATCGAACGGGCACGATTCCTCTGCTGTCGCCAGGTCGGGAAACAACCGCTCGCTGGTGCGCTCCTGGCCCTTACGGGCACATTGCAGCCCAAGCAGAAGTCCTAGACGCGTCGTGCGGTCTTGCTCGCTCACCGCGGACGTGCGCGGGTCGTTAGCAAGGTACACGTTCACCTCGAAAAAGTCGCGTGGCGTCGGGGCGTGTACCCAGACGGTGTTGCCGCGGTATTCGACTGCAATCGGGTCAGGGTGCAGTGTCATGGCTGTGGCATCACACGAAGCGGACCTTGGCGAATTGCGCCGTCACCTTCGGCGCAGCTCACCCCTGTTATGATGTTTCAACTGCCGCCACCTTCACAGTAATGACAGGGGCCTCACCGACACTGACGTTTACATCCACGCCGGTAATCATGCATGACCAGCTAACAGAGCCGACTGTGCACGTTCCAGTGGTGCCAGCGCTGGGTGGAGAGAGGGCGCCGGGGGAGATGATCTCGAACGTCAACTCGCCATCTTCAGGAAGTCCAGGCAGGTAAACGCGTTTTGCGTCTGCCAAGGCCGTTACGTCAACGCGCTGAGCCGACCCGGCCGTGCCGCTAATGCGTCGCACCTTGCCGCTGATGCCGGGGCCGGAGAAGGTAATGCCATCCCAAGGTAGAGGCATAATTGCGCTCCCATTTCGCGCAGATCGAAAGCGACCCGCAGTTGCGATGTTATTGCGTGCGATTTAGGCGTTCGCACGTCGTAAGCTCGCGTGCATGAGCAGCAACAGCAATCCGCTAGTGGGTCTTGAACTTCTGGACTTTTTTGACGCGCGCACTGCGCCGGGTATTCGTGTTACCCCGAAAGCAGCGCTGACGGTCGCGCCTTTTTACCGCGTTGTTTCGATGCTCGCGCGCGATGTAGCGAAAGTGCCGCTCAAGTTGTACCGCGTCGCAGATGACGGTTCGCGTCAACTTGTAAGAAACCATCCCGTTGCGAAGTTGCTCAGGCTAAAACCCAACCCGGAGATGACTGCGTACGCACTCAAAAACGCACTTGTGTGGAACGCGGTGCTGCATGGTAACGGTTATGTGTACGTGCGCCGCAACCGGGCAGGAACGCCAATCGAGTTGTGGCCAATCGAAGCTCCGAATGTTGCGATTCAGCGCGACAGTGATGGAACTCTCTACTACCGAGTAACGCTGCCCCGTTCGAGCGGTCTCGACCAGTACACATCGCCACCACATCCCATGACCGACGGCGCGAACGTAATGGACGTTGCTGCCGACGACATGATTCACGTTCGCATCGTCACCGCTGACGGCTTGGCTGGCGTGCCTTTGTGGAAAGTTGCGCGTGAAGACATCGCAGCATGGATTGCGATTCGGCGTTTCGTGGGCGCACTGTTCAGAAACTACGCGCGTCCCAGCATGGCTCTTGTGTATCGCCGTCAGCTCAACGACCAGGCGAGGCGTGCGATACGCGAAGCGTTCGAGAGAATGTACACCGCCGAGAACGCGCATCGTGTCGCGGTGCTGGACGGCGATGTTGACATCAAGACGTTTCAGATCAACTCACGTGAAGCGGAGATGACCGCGACGTTGCTCGCGTCCTTGCGCAACATCGCCGCGTTCGGCAACGTGCCCAGTTCCAAAGTCGGCGATCCAAGCCGCACCAGCTACGCCTCACTCGAAGCGGAAATGACATCGTATCTGTCCGAATCTCTCGACCCGATTCTTGTCGCAATTGAACAGGAGATGATGGTGAAGTTGCTCAGCGAAGACGAGCAGGAGAACATGTACATCGAGTTTGAGCGCGGGGCGTTAGTGCGCACCGACCTGGAATCGCGTTACCGCGCCTACACGCAGGGCATTCAGGCTGGCTTCCTGACGCGAAACGAAGTGCGTGCGAAAGAGTCGCTGAACCCGCTGCCCGACGGAGACCGCGCCTTCGTGCCACTGAACGTTACGCTGACTCCGCCCGTTGACAGTGGAATGACACAACAGCCGCAGCAGCCAAGTTCGCAGGGGGACAACGGAGACACTAGCGATGACACTGCCGACGCTGTGTCCGATGCCGAAGAGCCGGACGACCAAGATGCCACTCACTCCTGAAAGCATCCGACAAGCAACCACGGAGCTTATCCGCCACGCGGTGTGGCGAATCAAAAAGTGCGCAGAACGCCTCGTCAAGCGAACAAAGCTGACGACTGAAGTGCTGCGTGAGAAAAACCACGCCGTCGTTGGCAGGTACTTCCGAGCGTACTGCGAAGTGCTTGATTGCGACGCCGACCAGGTAGAGGAGATGACCTATGCAGAAGCGATTAGATTCCACAAAGAGCCGACCGATTACTTCGCCGACCGCGTTGTCCGCCAGCTCTGCGAGAAATACTGCCCGTGACCTCGAAAAACGTGAGTGGCCCTCTGAGCTGGTCATCACGCGAGACGACCAGGAGATGCCGCGCGTCCGCGGTTACGCCGCCGTCTTTTATGATGGCTCTCCCAACACCGAGTTCGCGTGGGGTGGCGTAGCTGAAAGAGTGCGGCCAACCGCGTTCGACGCAATTCTCGCAGACTCGAACCACGACGTCGTCGCGTCGTTCAATCACGACCTGAACAACCTGCTTGGCCGCCGTTCCAGTGGCACACTGCGAATTGGTAAGGATGCACGCGGTCTGTGGTATGAGATTGACATGCCGCCGACAGAACTGGCGTCCGACCTGTTGCATCTGATTGCCCGCGGCGATGTGCGTGGCAGCTCGATTGCGTTCTTTGTGCGCAAAGAGACATTTGAACAGGACGGCGAGACACTCATTCGGTGGCTGGACGAAGTTGACCTGGTCGAACTCGGTCCGGTTGCGATTCCAGCTTTCCCGGCAACAACTGCAGAACTCGCCAGCTGGCGCGAGCACGTCATCACTCGCAGCCGCGTCTTTTTTCAGCAGGCCGAACACCGAGGCGTTGTGCCCTACGAAGCAACACCCACACTTGACAGCGACAGCTGGGACGCGGAAGCAGCGCTTGCTCGTGTGCGTGCCTGGGCGGGTGGCGAAGACAACATGGACTGGGCTAAGTATCGCCGTGCGTTCGCTTGGTACGATTCGGAAAACGCTGAAACGTTCGGAGCGTACAAGCTGCCACATCACGACATACGCGACGGCGAGCTGGTCGTTTCGCGTGCTGGTGTGATTGCGGCGATGCAGGCGCTACTGGGCGCCCGTGGCGGCGTTGACATTCCTGAGTCAGACCGCAAGGGCGTGTACGAACACCTGGCCAAGCACTACGCCCAGTTCGACATGGAGCCACCTGAATTCCACTCGCGGCCGACATCGCTTGTAACCGCGCGACTGCGAGTTGCTGAAGCGAAACTGCGACTGGCTGCTGCGGATGTGTAGCAAGCGAACAACCGCGTAACCTTCGTTTCGCACGCTTTAGACTTGCGTTCAATTCGCGCCGTAGCGCGAAAGGTCAGTGTGAGACATCGCATGAACCTGCAGGCACTGCGTGAGGAACGTCTGAAACTCGCTAAGCGTATGCGCGAACTCTGCGAGCGTGTTGAGAAAGAGTACCGCGATTTCACCGCTGAAGAGAACGCGCAGTGGGAACATCTGAACCGCGAATACGACCGTCTCGGCGAGTTGATTGCACGACAGCAACATCTCGCAAAACTCGAAAGAGAGCTTTTTGAACCGGCAGCTCCCGCCCCGAAACCGCCCGTGATGAAAGGCGCTCCGCTTCCGTTCCATCGCGTGTTGCCCACTCAAGCTCTCGCTGCATGGATCAAGTTCCGCTCTGGTCGGGCAATCAGCGACGAAGAGCACGAACTCTGCGAGCAGTACGGTGTGCGTCTGGATGCACGTGAATTGAGCTTCTCGCTGCTCACGTCAGCTGAACTGCGTCAACTCCAAGTCAGTCCAGCGACTGCTGGCGGTTACACTGTGCCCGTGGATTTCTCGGGCGAGCTGGAACGCGCTCTCATTCAGAACTCAAACATCCGCCGCGTGGCACGTGTCATCCGCACCGATACAGGCGCTGAGTTGCGCTGGCCGCTCGCTGACGACACTGCCAGCAAGGCGGCAATCGTCGGCGAAGCAACGGATGTAAGTTTCACGGGAGTCGGTTTTGCGCACAAGGTTTTCAACGCATACAAGTACGGGACAGCTGTTCGCATCACGAGTGAGTTGCTGGAAGACAACGCAGTCGGACTTGACCGCGAGCTGCCGCGAATCCTGGCTGAACGCCTGGCCCGCGGAACTGAGGAACACTTCGCGATCGGCAGCGGTGTCAATCAGCCCGAAGGTGCTGTAACGGCCGCGTACGTTGCAGTAACAGCAGCTGCGCAGAACGCGATTACGGCAGACGAACTGCTGGACTTGATCCACAAGCTCGATCCGATTTATCGCCGTAACGCTGTCTTTATGATGCACGAATCAACGCTTGTGGCGATTCGCAAACTCAAAGACAGCACTGGTCGCTATCTCATTGAGCAGCAGCGCGCGATGAACACTGAGTTTCCCGACACATTGTTCGGGTATCCCGTCGTCATCAACCGCTGGTTCCCTGAGCTTGCCGCCGATAAGAAGGTCGTGCTCTTCGGTGATTGGTCCCGTTTTGTTATCCGCGACGTCGCTGAAATGCGTTTGATTCAGGCGGCTGAACTGTACGCTGTCAGCGACCAGGTCGCGTTCATCCTGTTCAGCCGACACGACTCACGACTGCTCGATGCCGGCAGCCATCCGATTGTGGCACTCAAGACGGCCGCATAATACTAATGACTGACACCACGATGACAGTGCGGCTGACGACTTACTTGTCCGGGCACGGCATCTATGCTGAGCCTGGCCAGGAGGTAACGCTGCCAGCTACCGTTGCACAGAGGCTGATTGCAACTGGACAAGCTGAGCCTGTGCAACGCGAAGTCGAGACACATTCACTTGACACATCGCACCGCTCGCCACACCGCAGACGGTTGCGTCCTCCTCCCGCGTAGCCGGGCAGCCTTCACTGGCTGCCCGGCCCCGCCTTCACGAGGTCGGCGATGCACACAGTAACGGCACTGAACGAGCTGTTGCAGGGCGGAACGTTCACGCTGCTCGAAGAGGGCACCTGGTTGCCTGTCTCGGTTGAACGCGCACGTCAGCAATGCCGCGTTTACACGAACACAGAAGACGCATATCTCGAATCGCTCGTCCGCACCGCGACGAAGTGGCTCCTAGACATGCACGGTTTAGTCGTCGTCAACTCGCGTTATCGCTGGGAGACCACATGGCGCGACGCGCCGCAACTGATTCTTCCGTTCTATCCTGTCGCGGAAATAATCAAAGTCGAATACTTTGACACGTCAGGAACTCTGACCACGTTGCCGCCTGACGATTACTCGCTGGCACTCGGAACAAATCCGCCCTATCTCATAAGCCGCAAAGTTCGCCCGTGGTTCAGCAGCGACATGCCCCAGGGTTATGCTCGCGCGGTGTTCTGGCCGCCTTCTGACCCAACCAGGCCGCTGCCCGTCAAAATCGAAATGCGATGCGGCTGGCCCGATGCGGGCGTTGTGCCCTATCCGGTTCAACAGGCAATCCTGCTCCTGGTCGGCCACTTTTACGAGAATCGCTCGGCAACTGAGGTGCAGACAACGCAGGAAATCACGCTCGGTGTAACGCAACTGCTGACGCCGTACATCACACGAATCATCTGAGATGCGCCCACGATTTCCCGGCAAACTGCGACATCCGTTCCGACTCGAAATAGACCAGAGCGCCAGCCCCAACACCAGCGGCGAAACTTCGCCCAACTGGCAAGTCGCTGTCAGCGTCATCTTCGGTGCGCTCGAACCGCTCAGCGTGCGCGATCAGTTGACGGGCACAAAAGAGATGTACGGCGTTTCTGCGAAGCTGACGATTCGCGACCCACGCATCGCATTGCCGCCTGGCCGCGTCCGGTTCGTCTCGCTGCAGGACGGTCGCACCTGGTACCCTGGAACGGTGCCACCGCCCGACGCGGATGGGTACATCGTGATGACCGTCAGCGAGACGCAGATATGATTCGTCCGATTGTGCGAGTTGAGGCAGCGACAGCTCTCGCGGAGCTGCGAACACTGGGAAGCAAAGTTGCTGTGCAAACCGTTCAGAAAATCGTCCGCGCGGTCGGTCGTGCAGTTGCGAGAGAGCTGAAAGCCCGCGTGCCAGTGCTGTCGGGCGCACTCAAACGCAGTATCAAAGTTCGCAAACCGCAGCGATTCCGCCGCAGGCCCGGATACGAAGCGGTGATGGTGTATCCAGACAAAGACTTCCGCAAGGGCTGGTGGTCAGGGTTCGGCGTGGCCAGGATTCACCGGCCCGTCAAGTATTTCCACCTTGTCGAGCTGGGCGTGAAACCGCACACGTTCATCATCCGCCCAGTAATCCACGGGATTCGCCGTGAAATCGTGGTTCACCATCCCGGCATTCGCAGGCCCGTTCACGCGAGCCAGGCCGCAGCAGAAGCGGTGCAACCGATGTTGCCGAACATCGCACGCGAAATTCTGGACAAGCAGCTGATGAAGTACAAGTACGGCAAGGGTGCACGATGATACGCGACGCAGAACAGCGAGTGCGAGATTTCCTGCTGGCTGATGCTGAAGTGAACGCGGCAGTTGGTGGTCGCATCGCAGTCGGTGAGCTGCGCGCTGGTGTTCAATTGCCCGCGATTGCAATCCAAAGCAGCGACATGCAGGTGGAACAATCGCTGAGCAACCCCGCTGTTGTCAGACACGTGTCAGTGCTCATAGCAGTGTGGGGACAGGGCAGACCTGCAACGGTTGCTGTGTGCGACAAAGTGCTGCTGCGAATAACAAGCGAGGCGGCAGCAAACGAGGGCATCTGGTTTCAGTCAGGCGCACGCGGCCCGCAATTGGAAGAACATGAGAGCGACATCTACAGTTGCACCGCCAACGTGGACGTGTGGCTGTGAGCTGTTAGCGATTACGATGTGGCGTCTATCTCCCACGTCAGGTTTCCTGCCAGGAACCGTATCAGCGCATCCTGTCTATCTCCCACTGCAGTCCACCGCAGGCATAGATGGTTGCCACCACAGTCCGAGTGGGGCATCGTCTATCGCCCAGTATAGTTCGATTGTGACCAGCGAGTTGCCTGAACGGCCGGGCTGGCTAGTTAGCGTCTATCTCCCACTATGGTTCACTTATGACCGCTCGGCTGCGCTCCCAGGCTCGGTTGGGGCGTTGGGTCTATCTCCCACCGTGGTTAGCTTGTGACCGTGAAATTGCTGACGCGAACTCACAAACTGCCTCGAAGTCTATCTCCCACCATACTTGACCTGTGACAACTCGCCCGTCTTGGTCTGCTTTTACGCTCTAGCTGTCTATCTGCCACCATAGTTCGATTGCGACGGGACAATTGTGTGTGCCCAATTCTAGCGCTCACGCGTCCATCTCCCAATACAGTGTGCTTGTGACCAAGTCACACAAAAACAAGCCGCGTTTTCGGGAGCGTCTATCTCCCACGTTGAATTCCCGCAACCGAGCAGTCTATCCCCCACCATAGTTCGCTTGTTACGATATGCCATCCGCCGCGGGGCGTTTTTGCTAGCGGGTCTATCCCCCACCATAGTTCGCTTGTTACTCCCAAACGATTACGCGGCGCCGGCCAATTTTCAGTGAGTCTATCTCCCACCATGCTTGGCCTGTGACGTAGTCAGCTGTTTCACTGACCGTCAAAACTGCCTGGTCTATCTCCCACCTATGCTGTCCAGCGGCGATCGTGTAGGCAGGCAGGCCAATGTCTATCGCCCGCGACGCCACGTGAGTGTTGCAATTCAGCTGCACGCTCCCTTTATGATGTACCTTTGCCTATCTCCCACCTTAGTGCGCTTGTAGCTTTTACAGTTTGCTTGAGGTGGCACCTGCAAGCGGTCGTCTATCTCCCACCATGGTTTGTTTGTCACACAATGATTTTGGGGTAAAACACGTTGAACGCCCGCTGTCTATCTCCCACCATAATTTGTTTGTCACCCGCGATTGCCACTGGGTTTAATATCTTGATTAGTTGTCTATCTCCCACCACAGTTCCCTTATCCCCACATGCACAAATCCCATCCTGGCTCTCACACCGCAGCCATTGACATTGCCAGCGTCTATCGCCCGCCACGTGGTTCACCTGCGACGGAAGCGCTGCTGGGAATTACATTCCGACTATCGCGTGGTCTATCTCCCACTATGATTCGCTTGTGGCATCTGGGCAGTGATCAGGAGCCAAGTGGCGGGTTGGGTCTATCTCCCACCATAGTTCCCTTATCACCGCTGAAAACCGCCGCGCTTTGGGCCGCACTGGAGTGTCTATCTCCCACCATGGTTCACTTATGACGGAAAGGAAAGGGGTTCAAGGGGAAAGGGAAGTCTATCTCCCACCATAGTTCGTTTGTCACACAATTCGCACAAAAAGGATGGCAAATGCTCACCGAGGCCTATCTCCCACAGTGGTTGACTTATGACCCGTTCAAGGTCACATGGCTCGATGCAAACAGCAAGTCTATCTCCCACTATGGTTCACTTGTGACTGCATCGGTGCTTTGGGCTGTTATTATCGGCGAGTCGTCTATCTCCCACCATAGTTCGCTTGTCACCAAACATGCGAACACGTGCATCACGCACACCTGTCAGTCTATCTCCCACCATGGTTCACTTGAGACCGAGCGATGGGCGCTCGCTGTGGCCACGCACTATGGGTCTATCTCCCACCATAGTTTGCCCGTGACTGAGTTATCTAGTGGTCTATCTCCCACCATAGTTCGTTTATCACAATTGCGCCGCGCAGATGGGTCTAAATTCTGCGTCAAGTCTATCGCCCACCATAGTTCGCTCGTGACCTCTTTAATAGACAAAATGTCAGGAAGCCTATACGGGTCTATCTCCCACCACAGTTCGCTTGAGACTCGCAAGGCCACTGCTCGTTCAAGACATAACCATCGGTCTATCTCCCACCATAGTTCGCCCGTGACCTATCGCAGTCGCTGTTTCGCGGACAAGCTCGCAGAAGTCTATCTCCCACTCCCGCAATAGGCGCACAAAAACGGCCAGCGACGCAGTCACGGTGGGGACAGACGAACGCCGCTGGCCGCACACAGGAGCCGCAAGAGCTTCCGGCACCAGAGTAACGGCCTGGGCGCGTTGGTGGGGAGATTAGTGGGCCCGTTACCGGGATTCGGGCCAAGGGCCCGTAAGCCACGGAGGTCATACACGAAGCCCCCAGCCCCCTGTGGATAGACAGCACAGGTTTGCAACCCAGGCCGTTACTCTGGTGCCGGTTCGCCGTTCGTCTCACAACTGACCTCCCGCGTCTTAGTCTTTTTTACCCACCTGGCGGGTACCCCGGCAAGTCTGGCTTTTCTCATCACATAGTCAGGCAGTCGTTTCAACCGGAACGGCGCGCCACCAACCCACCGCACGCCCCACTGTTTGCTCTGCGCAATTGCGACAATTGACCTCGCTGTTACGTGCAAACACCGCTCCCATTCCGCGCCGACACGATGCAGACCGAACGTGTCGCGCATTCGCTTCTGCTTGTTCCGCGCGTGCACGAACTGCCAGGACATCGCAGGTTTCAGGTGATTTTCGTAAAGCTGCGCGAACACTTCCATGCACTCGCCGTTGGGATAACGCAGAGCAACAGACGGCGGACTGCCACGCAGCCAAGTGCTCTCCACTTCGAGCCACTGCTCGGCTTCGTACGGTTGCGGACACTGCACGCGGAACGTCACTGCGAGAAACCACGTCCACTTCTCGTACTCGTTACGCCGTTTGCGATAGAGTTTCGCAGCTGCAGGCCTCGCCATGCCACCTAGCGCGTCGTCAAGAAATTTCCGAACGTATTCGCTTCGCGTCAAAAGCGGCAGCACCATCACCGACCGACTGCGCATCGCGTAGGGTCTGCAATCGCACAAATCGAGCCAGCCTGCATCGGGCGGAATAACGACACCTGGAAACACACCTTTCGCAGCGATGTAAAGAACCGCTGCCGCCTGCAACTCACCACCTTTGCGTCGCACCAGCACATGACACCGCCGCGCACCGGACGTGCCCAGGAAAAGCAGTTGCTCGCCGAGTTGCGGTCGCGTCGCTTTCGAGAGCCATCCGTGCGAGAGCAGATTGCCCTGCCAATCCAGGAAGTCATCGTTTGTCTCGAACTCCCGGAAGATCGCTTCCTTCAGCAGCTGCTCGTATGGACGCGGCTCCTTGACGCGGCTTGCCCAAAAGCCAGGACGGAACCGCAGCTGCCGGTTTTCGTGCATCTTCATCAGCTGAACGTATGACGCAAGTTTCGCGGCAACATCATTGCGCAGGTCTTCACGCAGACAACCATGCAGGATGCGTGATTCGCCATTGACTTCCTCGCACTTAGGCAGCAGCTTCAGCACTCGCCGCGCGTCCACCTCGCCGTCCATCTCACCGAAATCAATGTGCGACAGTGCCCAGCGGCACATCCGCACTACCGTCTCCGCGTACACATCGCCGAACTTTTCCAAAGTTTTCTGCTGCCAGATGGTCGTCTTCGGGATGCGGAAAGTTACAGTGAGCATTTGGTCGGGCATGGCGTCTCCCCCGCGTTAGTGGTTGCCTCTCCGCTGTTACCCATTACGTCGAGTGCCAGGTCAATAATCCTGTCCACCACCTCAGCGCGCAGCTCACATTGCCGCCTCGCAAATTTGGCCAGCGTGCCAGGCATCACTCCAACCGCATCAGCGATTGCCGAGAAACTCCAGCCCTTTGCAAGCAGCTTGTCAACGTACATTCGCGCCGTGTTGCCAGACGGGTTGCAATGCATCACCAGCACCTCGCTGACCTTGTCCCAGAGTGCCGGGTCAATGCGTCGCCGTCTGCCGCCTGTAATCTCATAGAAACGCAGCCGCACAGCTCGACCAATTGCCCGCGACACGCACGCTTCCAGCTCCTTTATCGTCAACCCCGCACGTCGCCTCCACAGCCGCAGCCGCTCTGGCGAAAACGCAGGCAAGTTGGCGTAACGCTGCCGAAACGCCGCCAAGTCATCGCAGAGAATCCGCAGCAACGCGGGCCGCAGTTTAGTGCGCAGCTCTCGCAGGTTTTCGTGTCGCAGTTGCCGCAGCACACCAAGCGGAATCGCAAGCCGCGAGCACAACTGCGTGAGACAAAAGCCCTGCGATTTTGCCCATTTGACGTGCGTGTAGATGTCTTCGAGAACCCAGCGAAGCGGTCTTTTGCGTACTTCGCCGTTCAGTTCCACCGTACCGTTGTCCATCGTCCTCCTCCCGTTTCAGTGACCCATTGATTCGCCAATTTCGCAAAAATTCGCGCGCGGGGCCGCCCACGTTACACGGCGGGCAAGCGGTAAAATTTTGGCCCCTATCCCCCAGCCGCGGTCTGCGCAAGCCCAGGCCACAACGCGCAACTAGCAGTGATTGCCGCTTCCAGACGTTTGGTGGCTAGCTCAGCATATCGCGTCGATAGCTCGCATCCGAAGAAGCGCCTGCCTAGTTTTTTTGCAACCACGAGCGTGCTGCCTGAACCAGCGAACGGGTCGAACACAACATCGCCTTCATCTGTGCAAGCCAGGATAATGCGACTGAGCAACGCTTCGGGCAGCTGGCACTTGATAAACCCGGCCCGTTCCCTGAACGTTCCACAAACTCGCGGTACGTGCCAAGTGTCCTCGCTCGGTTGAAAACTGAATGGTGCGTCCTGTGGCCGCAGAATCCAAGTGTTGTCCGGAACGCGGCCAGTTGGGTTCGCTCGCTTGTCTCGATAGACAGAAAGCCTGGCAGACGGAACACGAATGGCATCAGCATTGAACTTGTAGTGGCGCAAATCCTTCACGAAGTAAAGTAAGTGCGTATGCGAGCGACTGAACTTGCGTTCGCAGTGAACCCCGAACGTGTAGTACCAGATAACCCAGTTTCGCAGGTGCAACCCGACTTTGCGGTGAGCGATGCACTTCAGTTCCGCCGCGTATTCGTCACCGATTGCGATCCAGAGCGCGCCGCCAGGGGCGAGCATCTCCGCGGCCAGGCGTATCCACAGCTCCGACCATTGGAGATAGTCATCGTCCGCTTTTTTGTCCTGGTACACATCGTACTCATAGCCGATGTTGTACGGCGGGTCAGCGATTATCATGTCGGCGTAAACCTGGCCTGCAAAACGCTCCATGAGCGACACGCAATCACCGACGTGAATGCGCCCCAGGATGCCGCCAGCGAGTTCTGCCCTACCCATGACATTCGTCATCGCTCTGACCACACCCCATGAGCACTTCCTTGACTTCATCCCAGTCGCTTGGCCGCCACACAAACGCCCGATGCAGGCAACTCTGGCTGAGCAGCGTAATCCACTCCGCCTGCGACTCAGTCAACTTGCCACGCTCAGACTTCAGCTCAGCGAAAACGACAGGAAATCCCTGCCGCACCAGCACCAGGTCGGGAAAGCCGGGGTCAGAACCTTTGGAGATGAACGTGTGATACCACCGCCAGCCCAGGTGCCTGGCCAGAGCCACCACCTGTTTCAGGAACGCTTTTTCGTTCATCCCGCGTAGTTCCGCGGCACTAGCCAGCCGTAACTTTCCCGCCATCGCTTCGCTCCTTCGCACCAACTCGCTCCGTTTCGTCGAACAACCTTTTTTGCAGTTCTTCGTCCTTCTTCGCATCCAGCAACCGCACTTGGTCAAGCACGTCGAGGTATTGCTCAGCCCAATCGTGCAGCGCCGGATGCGACTTCACGTGCTGCGGACAAATCCACACATCGCGGCCCCCGTAAAACAACGGAATCCATCCAGCAGCGAAAGCCCTGAGTTTCGCGTCTTTCGCGCTCAGACCATGTGGGCCGCGGACAAGGCACTTCCTGCCCGCAGCACATTCCCATCCCGCTGCACAGTACACACGACTCACCGTTGCCATAGGTCATCTCCTCGTGGGTTGGTGTGTCTTCAGCATTGCGCGAATGTGGCTCAGCTCACCAGGCTGCCACACGAATACGCAAATGCCCGGGTCTTCCGTTATCGCGTCAATCCACGCT